AGCTGCGATACAGGTAGGATATCAGCTGCGTATGTTTGTTATGGACTGTTCACGCAGTCAAACTAATGAAAAAGTATTTATTAACCCAGAAATTTTAGAGAAATCTGATGAAACATTACGTGATAACGAAGGTTGTTTATCAGCTCCAGGTAAAACTGGTGATGTTAGAAGACACATTAGAATTATTCTAAAGTATCAAAACGAAAAAGGAGAGGAGGAGAAGAAGACATTTTACAATTTAGAGGCCAGGTGCATACAGCACGAAATGGACCACCTAGATGGTAAATTGTGTATAGATTATGAAAAAGGTAACTATAGCAGCGACAAACATAAGTCCCAAACAATGGGCGAATCTGATTTTAGAACTAAATCTGATACGTAAACAATGGAAGCCGTACGCGGATATTGAATTACAGGGGCCAGGAGTAAAGAAAATCATCAATTATGGCACAAATGCGTCTAGTATTTCATTTGTGACGAAAATGGGGCTGAAAGATAGGTAGCTGTGCCACGTATAGTAGAATATTTGCCCCTATTATTTTTTTTTGTGATAAGAAAAAACCTCTGGCACACTTGGCACACCCCTGTTTTTGGCTTATTAGTGAGGAATACCAAGGGTTATAGCTGTGCCACGACAAAAATTTACGGTGGCACACTTGGCACACTCTGCTACTCGACGCGCGCGACCTTTTTTTTATTTTTGAAAACTTTTTTGCCCAAAAATCTCACTATACAGTATATAGATTAATATGAGACATCCTAAAAAATCTAAATACAAATCTGTTGTGATCAAGAAGAAGAGATATTACTTCTATAAGATCACGTGGTTGGATATCACGGGTGACAGCGGCCACGCAGACTTACATACAGCAGAGGGCTTTATGCCTTCAGAGATGGTAACTCACGCATATCTACTTAACAAAGATAAAAAGAATGTAAGAACCTTTGCAAGTTATGAAGTTAATGATGAATTATTTAGTGATAGAAATGTATTCCCAAAAGGGTGTATAGTACGTATGGAGAAAATAAATGAAAAATAAAAAATTTAGTTATGATGGTAGATCAAGACCTACCAATGATTTGTATAAAGAAAACTTTAACAGAATATTTAATCCTACATTGACAGATAATATGCCTAATGTAAAATGGGACCAATTACCACCAAGGAAAGGACCTGACTCAAATGGAATACAAACCAGTTATAAACAAGTGGTCACTAGTAAAAAAGTTTCCAAGAAAAATATTTAGTAGAGTTATTGCTTCTCTGAATCACTATCAGGGTTTAATTCTTCTGCTGATTCTATTACATCTTCTTTTGGTGTAACGTCTTTCATATTATTGACATATTTATTTTCCATATATTCCATTAACTCTTCTTTGGACATACTACTTAAATCTTTGTCAATATGATGATGAACAACATCTGTTTTATATAGACCCGCAGCCTGGCCTCTTCTGTATTCTGTATTACTTGCTGCGGCGTAAGCTTTATCTTTTAAAGATATATTTCTAATCTTACCCATCATATTCATATGACGATGAAAGTCTGTTCCGTGCTGCTCTCTCACTTCTTTTCTTAATTTTTCTATGTATTGGTGTACCAATGGGTATTTTTTAGGGTTCTTTAAATCAGATGCATTTTGTCTAGGTCTGTTCTTATAACCTGCTTCTAATGCACATTGAGTCTGATTCATTTCACCATCATTATACACATACAATTCAGCAAATTTCATCTGCCTTTGCGTCAATGCTGGCTTTCTACCCATCTTTTTATTAATTAAATTAGACATAGCCAAAGTATATAAATAGTTGTATAAAAAGTCAAATTATGTACGCAGATGTATCGAATCTAGTACGCAAATCTGTAAGAAAAAATAGGTGTGTCCGTTGAAACCAGAGTCTAAATTTTGGCAATTAATTAAGAAGAAAACACCTAAAATTCAGTGGACAAGACTAGAGTCTTGGGCATCCTTTGGTGTACCAGATCTATTGGGATACAACGATTCTTGTGGATTTTTTATGGTTGAGCTTAAGGTAGTTCACGGCAACAAAATACATTTTAGTCCCCACCAAAAACTGTTTCACTTCACCAGGAAAAAGCGTAACTTTATCCTGCTTTACCAGCCTTCCCTTAAGCTGGTAAAGTTATACGAAAGCTCCGCGGTCCCCGGTCTTATAACCGATCACCGCGAAACACCTTCCCTCGCAATCAATGACTGGGATCACATTCAACGCTGCTTGCTAGCGTCCTCATCTGACGCTTGATCGCTTGCTTGCTCGCTCCCCTGCTCGTGGCTCGTGGGCCCACCCACCCGCCTGCTTGCTTGCTCGCTCGCTTGCTTGTCAGCTTGTTCCTTCTGAAATTTTTTGCGCTTCTTGCGCAGCTCGTCGTAAAATTTTGGGTGCCTGAATACGTGCATTTTTAGTGTTTACCATATACCACGGTTTGAACTCTTTTGTCCCAACATTTACGGCAGCTCAAACACTTGCCGCCCTGATCAGGCGCGGGGCAGGTTCTATTATCGGATGTTGTAACGCCTGACTCGTGGCTCCAAGCGCTGGAGCTCGGCCCATCTATTTTAGATCTTGATAATCTTATAACTAAATTTTCTGGCACGTCCTTCGGGTCCGGTAAGAATTGGCGCTCCTGGGTTGGTAACCAGTGGCGCGTGTTTGGTGTTAACCTTACAACTTCTAAAATCTTTTGCATATGCTCGACGCTTTGAACGTCTCCGGCATCGTGCCATCTAAACCATTTTTGATTTCTAATTTTAGCGGCCATCGCATCGACCCATTGCGGGTGTTCAATTGCTTTTAGTCTTCGATACTGTGCAGCCTTGATTGCTGGGTAACGTGTGTAATTTCCTTTTTTAGCATAACAACTAAAGCAAGGCGTGCCCGGAACCTGGGCCAGCTTCCATCCGGTCTTACACTCCCAGGCCGGCAGGCTATACGATAGGCCCGGCATTTTAGACGTTTTTGTAAATGAGTCTGTTATCTTTATTGCATCTTTTATTTTCATAATATCCTTTCTTATAAAATCCCATACTAATTATTTAAGTTACTTTGTCAACTTTTATTTTTTTATTGACAGCCGCGCGCTTGTGTGCTCGGGGCCCACCCTCCCCCCCGGCTCGCGGGCTTGAGCCCGCGTTTCGGTAAGTTAGGATAATGACCAGTATTTTGAGCGGAACCACAACGAGTTATTTAACGAGGGCCTGTCCCTCACATCCGCGTTAGGTCTTTAAACACTGATCCCAGGACATTGGATTGAGGCCGGCGTGCTTTATTTTAATAGCTCGAGCGACAGGCCTAACACTGTATCCAGTGCCAATGTCCAGGGATCAGTGATCGGTGGTGAGGACCCAAAGCTCAACCCTTGCGGGTGTCCTATACCTCACTTTGTTATCACGGTAACACCGATCCCAGGTCACTTTCACACTTCCACCACCACCGATGAAAGCGACCAGGGATCAGCACCCAGGAAAGACGGCCCAAAGCGGGCGGTGTGATCCTGGGTTGATCTTTTATTTATGAATTGCGATCCATAAATTCTTGAACTTTTTTTTCTGCTTCAGCTTCCATTTCAGCATCTGATTTATGGAACCAAGGCTCACCCAAAAATTTATTAATACCTCCATAATTTTTATTTTGGATTTCCTCAAGGAAGTCCTCGTAAAGACCTTCCTCAAGTTTTAAAGTTATTTCATCACTCATTTAATTAACCTCCATATCTTCAGTAAGTTTTAAAACCCCTGACTTTATGACAGTTGATTTCGGATCCTCTAAATACTCATCAACAGAATTCAAATGATAAGTATGATCCTTATCATCATTGATCTGCTCATAAGCTAAAAGCATCCTAGTCGCGTCAGTCAATGTAAATGGTTTATCTTTCATAATCGTATATTTAAAATGACCAGCAGGCCATTTATCTTTTCTGATTACAAAAAACATTTTGTCGTTTTCTTTTGTCATATTATCCTTTCTTTTAATTAATATAAGTAATAACAGAATATCCCATATAGTCAACCCCCTAAATAAATTAATTTAATTTTTATTCAACTTATAGTTGTGCTCGTGACCTCGGGGCCCACCCTCCCCTAAAAAAAAATAAATAAACATTTGACTTAATTTAATTCGTATGTTATAAAATCCCATAATAACAGAAAGGATAATATGAGTAAAACAATGACTAAATATCAACTTGACCATTTTAGAGATAAGGTCAAAAGACAATTCAACCCAATGATTGAGGAAGCTGAATTGTTAGTTAAACAATATAAGACCGAAGCAACTGACAAAGCTGTTGATAAGCTCGCTAAAAAAATGGGCGCAGATAAAATCATTAAGCAATTTCAGGAAGCTGAAATAAAACTGGAGGAAGCAAGGGCAAGCGCTTTAACTTTCTTTACTAAAAAGAAACCAAAAGGCGAAGAGCTTAACTATAACTTTAGAGAACCAAACTCAAGATACTCGGACAAGTTAAGCTTACAAGACTGCCACGATCAACTGCGAGAGTGGGCGTCAACACTTGCTGAACGCGAGATAGAACGAAGACCAGAGGGCGCTAAACTTAAACAACTTAAAGAACTTAAAACTAAAGCGCTTGATGTTGTTATGGAAAGCGGAACCCCTGATAGTCTTGCAATAGCACTTGACCAAGTATCTAAAAAGATTGGGTTAAGGTGGAACCAAGACTTACAAGCACTCCCAAACTTTAAGCAGGCAGGTTAATATGATAACAGCATTACTATTAGTAGGAATATGTATCATTGGAATATTAGCTGTGCTTGGTATGAAAGGAACAGGCGCATTGTAATTAATACTTGACACAACATATAGGGTATGGGATTAATCCCATACCCTATGCAATAACTACATAGCTCGAGAACTCTGGGCCCACCCTCCCCGAGGGGTCCCAGTCAAAACCAATACAGGCTCGCGAACGATGGGCCCACCCACCCCAAAACAGATAGGGGTCCCAAGACATATACCTATAGAGT